GCGACCGCGATAGCTGGCAATGTCCAGGTAGACCACACAAAGGCGTCTGCATAATACTCTTTGTTAATCGTCTTCGCTTTCATGGTGGTGTAGGCACTGCCCGCGCCCATCGCTGTCGTGTACATGTTTACCATGTAGGTGTCTAGCGCGTTCCAGAACACGTCAGCCATCTAGTACCGAATCCCGCGCCGCGCGCTGATACGTCCAAAAAACGCCGGGGCCGTGCCGGTCGTACTGCCAACCGCGGCATGGCCTTCGTATTCCGCCAGTTTTAGGTTGGCGAGATTCACAAAATATTCACGCTGATCAGCCGACATGGTTTTCGACACACCCGGCTGATTGCTGAAATTGACCTGATTCGGCGTGCTAGCTTGCATGTTCGCTTTGTAGCTGTAGGCGCGAAAGTAAACCCAGGCAGCAGCTGCTGCATTCTGGCTAGCCGTAGCGATGCCGGGGTCGGCTTCAACCTTCGTTTCGGCCTGTTCCAACCAACCAGAGAGCAGCACAGCAAGCACACTGCCGGGGAATAACTCAGCAGTTAGTTCCCCTGTCGGCTGCTCTAGGTCGGCAATTGTCAGCGTGACAGCCATTTACTTGCGCGCCTTCGTGTTGATAGTATTCACAGAGAGCGTGGCAGGGGTAGATACATCGGCGGGATTATCGCCCCATGTTACAGGCGATGTATCGTTTTCCGGCTCAGGTGCTGCCGGTTTGGTCGCTGATGGATCGAATACCTTGACCAACGTGCCCGCCTTGATTCGCAGTAGCACCTCGGCTGTCTCCGCTACGTCATGCGTATTGTCGTCACCGCTGATGAAGATTTCGCCGGTTGGGTGATCTGGATGTGTTTCCCAGATCACGACCTTCCCGTCTTTCTTCGCTGCCTTGACTTTGATTGTTTCAGCCATCAGAAAGCCTCCTTAGGCGTTCACATTAAGAATTTTAGTTGCAGCGCCGTCACTTACTGCGTATCCCTCTACCTCGGTCATCACCATGACTTGAGTCTGATTCGTGATAAATCTTTCGAACTCGCTGATCTCGCTACCGATCTCTGTGACACGTTCCAAAGCGAAACGACTGTCAAAGGCGACGATCTTCAACGCCGGTGCGTCACTGGTCCATCCATAGCGCACGGTATCAGCAAATTGATTGATTGGTGTTAGGCCAGTGCCCAGGCCACCTTGCCCGACCGGCACGGTCGCCAGTGGGATGTTGGCCGATCCGGTATTCAGCAGTGCCAATTGCAGCGCAACCGCCTCTTGCATGAGGGCCGTGGTCACAATGTACGGGTTGACAAATTTGAATTTGAAGGCCAGCCAACCCTTCAAGCTGAGTGTGCCAGCCGTCGCGGCGGCGTCCAGTGTGGTCAGGTTGTGCGTGGTCGGCACTGTGCTTGCATTGCCGTCACCGTTGATCAGCACAGTCATGGCGGCTGAAACTTTGTCAATTTCGCTTTGCAGTGCCATCCATTGGATATAAAATGCGAGTTTATCGACACGCATTCGGCGCAAATCTTCGTAGGATGCCTGGATGCCACGCCCGTATTTTTGCAGGCGGATCGAAGTGTCCCCACCAGTCAGCTTGGCAATCGGAATGTCGGCAGTTTCGCCAACGCGGTATTTGCGCAGGGCTTCGGCATCGTATGTCAGGAAATAGCTGCGATAAGTATCGCTATCGATGGCCGTGGTCATGCTGATCAGTTCGCTCAACGGAATAGCGGGCGCAATCCGTTCGCTAGGCCGAATGCCCATTGCGTCACTGTATGGCCGCTCCCACGAGCCGGTCACGCCATCATTGCTCAGAAAGGTGGCACGATGCTGACTCATGCCGTAACTGACTTTGCGCCAGTTGCGTGCCACGAATTCGGTCAACAGCGCCTTAGTACCGGCGTTGCGTGTGAAGGCGCTGGCGTTACTAGCCCAATAGCCTGCCGTAGCATCGGATTGCGTGCGAATACCGGCTTCCAACATCAGGCGCTCGAAGGTATCCAACTGGTCGCCTTTTTGGCTGGGGCTGATTTCCTCAAGCGCTCGGCTTAATGTCGGCGTGTCTTCAATGCCAGACTCCAGCATACGGTTGGCAACCGTGTTGTAGATATCAATTGGTTTGCGTTGGAACTGTTCCCACAACTCGCGGGTGCCCAACTCCTTAAATTCGATAGTCATAATTACTCCTTTAGAGTTTGACAACCACGGCTGTGGTCGTGCCTGCGTCAACAATCATCCCGCGTGCGACGCCCAATTCGGCGGCGGTTGCGGTAGCAACTTCGCGGATATAGCCTTCTGCCGATACCAGCAAGTCACCGACAATCTTCTTGCCAGGTGTAAGCGTTGCGCCCGTACCGGCTGGCAATGTCATGTAGCCGCCAGTCTGCACCACGGCTTTGTTGTCGGATTCGACGGAAATCAGTTTACCGACAATCTCTTCACCGTCACCGGCAAGTTCGACGGTCTTGCTTGCCGAAAAGGCAACAGCCAAGCCAACTTTCGCACTGCCGTTGGCGACGGTTGCGCTGTAGGTGATGGTGCTGTTGTCAATCAAAAACGTTTGTGCTTCGTAGCCGATGCCCTCGAAGGCGACGGAATTTCGTGGATCTGCCATTATAAAATTCTCCTAATTGTTGCTTCGTCCGGCTTCAATCCAGTTGGTGCCATCGCCACGGAGCGTGATACTGTCGTGTTGCCCCATTGCGAAATTGGCTGACAACTTGAGTGTGCCGGTATCGGTTAGTGTGATCGTGACATTTGCCAGATTTGTGATGTAGATAAGTCGCCCTGCCGTTGGGCCTGCAATGCTTGATGTGCCAACGCCTGTACTGCCGGTAATCGGCACGTATGCACCCAACGGCGTGATCGTGCTGCCACTAGTAACAACGATGGCGGTAGTCGGTTGTGTCACCACGTCGCCAACAATCGTCACGTCATCACCGACAACCAGATCGCCACTCAATACAAGGCTAGAAAAGTTACTGATACCCTGTGCAAGCGCTGGCATATTGAGTAGTGCCACCAAAAGCAACGCGGCAATCAGTCCTGAAAGAAATGTTTTTCGCATGATTAGACCGCGTACGCTTTCTGCGGCACGGTTGTGCGCTGTTTGGGCTTACCTGCCGGTTCGCCCTCGTCGGTGCTTTGACGGCCACCAGAGAGACGTTGATCGCCGGTCGCCATCCAGTCATCGCGCATCCGTTTGATGATGGCGATTGGTGAACTGCGCAGCACCGTCTCATAGGTAGCTTGGTCGAACTTGTCACCGTGGGCGCGCACACCTTCCTCAAGTGCCGCGGCGACGAGATCAGCGCGATAGGCACGCCCATCAGCGGCCAGCGGTTCAAGCTCAGCGACTTTGGCACTGGCATCGGCCAGCTTTGGTTCAAGCGCGCGCAGGCGACTGAGTTCGGCACCTTCGCTTTGTAGCGCCGTGACAATGTCCGCTGAAGCGTCAAGCCCGCGCACCTCGCGAATTTGGTTAATTACTTGTTCAAAATCCATTGTTTTGTCTTTCTGCTGGCTTACAGCAAACTGGCGCTTAGTCGGTAGCTTTACCCGATAGCGTTCTTCGATCATGCGTACAGCGTCGGGCTTCATGCGCCCTTCGGCTGCTTCGCGCTCTGCTTTGATTACTTCTGCTCTAGGCGTAGCGCCGTCGAACACGATACTAACCTCGGAAAGGCGTGCATTATGCACGGCGTAGGTTGCAAGTTTTGCGCTGACAAGATTGCCTTCTTTGACCTCGTAGCGCAGCCCAGGGACGTGTACACAATCCCAATCCCAGATGCTGCGGTTGCACAAATTGCAAATTTGTTCACCCCCGTGAAAACCAACAGAGGTGTCTTTTAGTATGCCACTACGCAAGCCGCCAATCAGGTCGTCTGTCGTGATGTCGTTTAGGCGCAAGCCAGGAATGGTGTAGAAGCTAGCCACAACGCGTGTGCGTGGCGGATCTTGTGTGTCTTGCAGCGTGGCCTCAAACGACCGGCCAAATGGTAATTCATGGTGCTTATGTCCAGGCAGGAAGGACACACCGGCACGGGCATCATCGCGGAAATTAGACAGGGTACTCAGCGCCATGTGAGACGAGTATGCATCGATTAGGTCAGATGAGATTTCGGCATCCCAAAAGAATGGCGTTGTTTCGTCAAGGATTGCCGGATCTAACGCGTGGCGCTCTTTGATGATTGCCAGCAAATCAATCTGCCGTTGTTCTGATGGACGCAAAATACGCGCTGGAATTGTGAAAGTTAGGCCGCTCACGTCTAGTTCGCTCATGTGTTTTCTCGTAAATAAAAATAACTCGTTACGATGATTGTAACGAGTTCAAAACATTTATTCTATCCCTAAAAGTCATTACTTTTAGGGATGCCCTGACTTCATCTGCATTGCAGCGCTCACGGCTAATTCAAACGCCGACGTCGCGCCGGTTTTCTCTTTGATGTTGCGGACATGGCTATAGACGGTATGGCGGCTGATAATCAACTGCCGCGCTATGATGATCTGACTTTTACCCTGAGCCAACAGAGTGACAACCTCTGTCTCTCGATCTGTTAAAAGTGACATGTCCACCTCTTTGCTATCCCTATAACGGCTTC